TCAACTGTAGAACTTTTAAAAGATATTTTTACCGATATTAGTACTCTTTTAAGTGTAATGAGTCAACAAGTAACCCGTCCTACAGAAACTGGGTTAGGTGCTCTAGCTACTATAGCTTCTGCTGTTCAAGAAAATTTAAGTGGTTATATAGCCCAATTAGAAGATATTAAATCAGAATTCGTAAAAGTTGAATAATGGCTAGCTTTTTACAAAGATTACAACAAACAAAAGATACACTTACAACATTAGAAACAGTTGCAAGTCAATCTTTTTCTGATATTGTATTAGAAGCAGCTGGTCTTAACTTACCTGAATTACCTCTCCCAACTCAAGAAGAAGTAAACACATTTTTTATTAAAATTGGGGATATTGAAAATAAACTTAACATTCTACCCCCAATCCAATGGAATGAACTTCAGTTTTTAGAGTGGAAACGTTTAGTTAGACAACAAGCCAAACGCGAAAAAGTAAACAGTGAAGCTAAAAAATCACCTAAAAAATTAAAGCAATATAGGGAACAACAAAAAGCTAAAAAAGCTGAAAAGAAAGAAAAAATTGATTTAGTTAAAGAAGATGTTCAACAATTAGAACAAGAAATACCTGAAGATCAAAAACCTAAAGGTATTCAAAAATTACCTAATTTTTTAACTCGTTTAATTAAAACTACTTTAAAAATTTCTTTACCTCTTATATTTAATATGATTCGAGAGGCTGGAATAGAAAAATTTGAAGAAACTAAACAAAAACTATTAGATAATGCTAAAGCTAAAGCAGCAGCTCTTGGTTTACCTGATCCTCAAAATTTATCGACTGAAGATTTAGATAATTTAAAACAATTAGCATGCCCAACCCCAGCTACATTACAATCTATTTTAAATAAAAGAAATAGTTTAGTTAATTTTTTAAATAACCAACAAACTACAGTTAATAATATTAAAGGAACAGTTACTATTTCTGGAGATTTAGCTAACTTTTTACAACAAACTTCTGAAGTACTAACTTTAACTAGTTTTGTAATTAATCAAGCTATTAAAGTAATTCCATTAATTCCTGGTTCTGTAGTTTCAGTAGCTAAAGATATAGATACTATAAATGAATCTTTAAAATTTGATTTTAATGGGGAAGCTCGTCTCCCAAAACTTCAAGCCCCCGTATCTAACATTTCAGTCCCTGTAAATATGTTTTCTAATTTATTAACTAAACTTATAGCAATATTGGGGGCGTTTGATCAGTTAATAACAACTTGTAACCCTGAATTAGAAAATAGTTTAGTTAAATTTTCAGATAGCGTATTGTCCAATACTGCTAACCAAGTTATAGCAGATGGAAACACTTATAAAGGTTTTAGATTAGAAATTGAAACCTTCCCTTATACTGATACTGTTAATAGAAACAGAGCAGTAGGTAAAAATGCAGATGGTATAATTCTAATATCTACAGAATTATCATTTGCCTCAGATCCTCAAGTTCTTATTGAAGAACTCAAATTAATAATTGACCGAGACAATTTAAAAGCTTATTAAATCAATATTTATAATATATGAAAACCGCGGAATTAAAAAACTTAATTAAAGAAGCCGTAAGAGAAGCTATCCAAGAGGAATTAAAAAACATCCTTTTGGAAGCAGTTCGTGCACCTAAAGCCCCAATCATTGAATCTCCTATAGGAGGAATTGGATATGGGGTAGTTAATACAGGTACCCCAGTAACACCCCAACCCAGTAATACATCATATGCTGAAAAAAGAGCAATGTATACTGACATGTTAAACGAGATGAAAACTATGTCATTTAACTCTTCAGATGCTAGAAGTATGGGAACTGATGCTAATACTCTTCAAGTAGCTCCTGGTATGAACACTATGGGAGATGGAACTAAACTCCCAGAAGGAAATGTAGGATTAGGCATGATTATGGATTTGATGAATAAAAAGTAATGCCATATAACGCTCAACAAATCCCACCAATTGATTTCCGCCCAGGTAGAGCGGTAGGGGTAGCGTTACCTTTTAATGGCCCTGCTTGTTTTAAATCTACGTACACTACTGGTGAAGCTGTAAAAGCTAATTTAATAGATTATTTTTTAACCAATACTGGTGAAAGACCTCTAAACCCAACTTATGGTGGAAATTTACGTCAATATATTTTTGATCAGATTTCTAATGATAACTTAGAGGGTATAAAGCAAGATATACAAAATAAACTTGCTCAAAATTTTCCCACAGTAAATGTTCAAAGATTGGATGTATTATCACAACCAGACTATAATATAATTACAGTTCAGATATTTTACAACGTTATTAATACTACAATCTCTGGAGAATTAACATTAAACTTATAAAATGGCAGTTACTCGTAACATAAAATATATTAATAGAGACTTTTCTACTCTTAGACAAGCTCTAATTGATTATTCTCGTACATATTTCCCAAACACATATAACGACTTTACAGAAGCATCCCCAGGTATGATGTTTATGGAAATGGCTGCCTATGTAGGTGATGTTTTATCTTTTTACCAAGATAATCAATTCCAAGAAACCTTTATCCAATATGCTAGAGAAACCAGTAATCTGTATGATTTAGCTTATATGTTTGGTTATAAACCTAGAATAACAGCTACCGCAACTACTAATATTGATTTTTATCAACAAGTACCTGCTAAATACATTGGACCCCAACAATTCCCAGATTACGATTACGCTTTAACTATCCCAGCTAATACACAAGTTCAATCACAGAATAATAGTAACATTAATTTTATTATTGAAGATCCTGTAAATTTTGCAGTTTCATCTTCTTTAGATCCTACTATTGTATCTATATACCAACAAGCTGGAGGTGTAGTTAATTATTTCTTACTTAAAAAAAGTAGAAAAGCTATTTCAGGAAACATTAAAACCACTACATTTACATTTTCACAACCCGAAGAATTTGCTACTCGTATCATTAATGATATTAATATCATAGGAATTTTAGATATAGTAGATTCGGTTACAGGTGAAAAATGGTATGAAGTTCCGCATTTAGCTGACGAATCTGTATTCATATCCGTAGCTAACACAAACCCAAATGATCCAAATCTTTATTTAGATCAAGATGCTCCTAATTTACTTAGATTACAAGGTGTACCCACAAGATACGCTACTCGTTTTATAGGTAGTGGTTCGTTGCAAGTTCAATTTGGCGCCGGATCTCCGAACGATACCGCGGAATTAATCACACCTAATGCTGATAACGTTGGTCTAGGATTACCATTTGAGATTAATAAGCTTACAACAGCATTTTCTCCTCAAAACTTTATGTTTAACGATACTTACGGTATTGCTCCTTCTAACGATTTAATAGTTAGATATTTAACTGGAGGGGGAGTTACTTCAAACATACCTGCTAATAATTTAACAGTATTACCTATAAACACTGCTACATTTAACAATTTTAGTTTAGCTAGCACTATTGATGGTAATTATGTATTTAATTCTGTAGCTATTAATAACCCTATAGCTGCTTCTGGTGGTGGAGATGGAGATACAACTGAAGAAATTAGACAGAATACTTTAGCTAATTTTAATTCTCAATTACGTAACGTAACACAAGATGATTATTTAGTTAGAGCTTTAAGTTTACCTTCTGAATTTGGTACTATTGCTAAAGCATATGTTACTAAAGCTAAAGCTGCTAGTGATACCCCAGGTGAAACACCAAGCACAATAGATTTATACGTTTTAACTTTTGATGTTAATGGTAATTTAACTACAGCATCACCAGCATTAAAACAAAATTTAGCTACTTATCTATCTCAATACAGAATAATTGGTGATTCAATTAATATTAAAGATGGATTTATAATTAATATTGGAGTTGAATTTGAAATAACAGTTAGACCAAACTTTAACAGTAATGAAATTTTACGTAATTGTATTTTAGCCACTCAACAATATTTTTCCTTAGATAATTGGCAAATTAATGAACCTATTCTTCTTAAAGAAATTAATTTATTACTTGATGCTATTGAAGGAGTACAAACTGTAGCCTCAGTTACAATTAATAATAAAGTAGGAATAGCTTTAGGATATTCTCAATATGCTTATGATGTTCAAGGAGCAACTCAAAACAATACAATTTACCCTTCAATTGATCCTATGATATTTGAAGTAAAATATCCTAACACAGATATAGTAGGTAGAGTAGTAAACTTTTAAAAAATAAATTATGGCCGGATTATTAGATTTATACAACTCAGCTAGTTGGAGGTTAGCTTTTTACCCACCTTCAGGAAACCAAATTGGTCAAAGAGGAAATGAAAATTTAGGTATAGGACTAAATGTCAATAATAGTGCTTTAGTAGATTCATTTGATGTAACCGGTTTAGATGTTGAAAATCCCTCTTACAGTTCACCTGGTTTAGCACCTCCTAAAGCACCTGCTTATACAACTCGTATAGGATCTAACGTAATTCAAGTTCAATCTTCTCAACCTTATAGCCCAAGATTTACATACCAAGACCAACTAAGCACTGTAGAGGGTCAAGGTAGTATTTTAGCATCTAGAGCATCTGATTTTTATAGATAAAATGGCAGTATATAAACTTTTCCCATACAAAGATACTACATTATATTCACAGTATCCTAAAATGAATACGGGCATTGACCCTATTCTACAGATTTCTAATCTTAATTTTGCTATGAATACTTCACCACAAGTTGCTAGATCACTTGTGAAGTTTGTTAATAGCGAAATTGCTGAAACTTTAAATGGTTTAGTATCCGGTTCTCAATGGGATGCCTATTTAAAACTATTTATAGCTACAGCACAAGGAATAGTAGAAGATTCGATTATAGAAGTATGGCCTGCTGCTGTTTCCCCTACAGGCTCAACTTGGAATAATGGTACTGGTACTTATTTAGATCAACCCTTAACCACAGATGGTGCTTGTTGGGAATCTCCATTTTTTGCTGAGGGTAATGCCTGGCCAATTAATACTTTAACATACTCAACTGGCTCTTTTAATGCAACCTTTGCAGTTCCTGGGGGTGGTGCTTGGTATACTAGTTCAAATGGAGTTAATTATACACTAGTTACTGAATCTTTTGATGTTAGAACTGTAAAAGATATAAATGTAAAAGTAACTGATATTGTAAAAACTTGGTATTCCCATTCAGCAATAACTAAAGTTAATAATTTACCTAACCAAGGATTTTTAATTAAGTGGGAAGATAATATTGAATTTAATCCAAATAAATTAGTTCAACCTGTAATGCAATATTACAGTGTTGATACTAATACAATTTACCCTCCACAACTTGAAATTAGATGGAATGATTTTGTATGGGAAACAGGTTCATCTGGTATTGAG